TCAGGCCAGTGTCAGGGCGGTGAACGGCCCCGCACCGAACTGATCGGACAGCTGCGCCACCTCGACCGTCACGCCCGGCCCGTCCAGCGCCCGCTGCGCGGCGCCATAAGTCCAGTTGGGTGCGCTGAGAAAGGTCTCGAACAACACCGCCCCGCCCGGCGCCCGGACACGCAGCTGATAGAGCTCGCTGCCCTCGCCCAACGGCACCTCGACCCCCGACCAGCTGTCACCGTCGATCCGCGTGCGCCGGATCCAGGTGACCAGCGCGTCGCCATTGGCCTGCTCCCGCGCCCGCAGATGCACCGGCGACAGCGGTCTGAGGCCGATACCCTTGAACGCCTCGACCCGGTGGACAAAAGACGGATCGTCATAACCCCGCCCCTCGGTCCCGATCCGGTAGTGCCGCGCCAGATCGCGGGTGGCGATGTTCAGATCCAGCTGTTCTGGCACCCCGTCCATCAGCACGAAAAGGCTGCCTTCGGGCCACTCCGCCGGGATCGACACGTCGCTGCCCGCCTGCCCCCGCAGCCGAAACCTCAGCTCATAGGTATCGGGATCGACCAGCTGCGCCTCGGCGAACTGGAACAGTTCCCAATTGTCGCTACTGCCATCGCCGATGGCGGCCACATTGGCCCCGTTCAGGACCTGCGCCATATCCGCCGACGACAAGGCGCCGGAAAACAGCCGCACCCGCAACGCTGGCCCACGATCCCAAAGAGCGGGCCGCGCGGCGGGCAGAACGCTCTCGGTCACCCCGATGGTCGCCTCGTCATAAAGCGTGGTGTTCACGGCATAGCCCGCATCCTCGGGCGCGGAATAGACCGCCACCGCCCCCGGCCAGGGGTTCGCCGTCACCGCCAGATGAGGCGCATGCGGGCTCTCTTCCCCGGTCAGCAGCGGCAGGTCCATGAACACCGGATAGACCGGCACCGGCGGCACAAACGCCTGCAGGCTGGCCGGCGTCGATGTCGCGTCCGAGGGGACATAGACACCCGGCTCGACCCGCACCGCCTCGACCCGGCGGGATTCGCCCTGATCGATCCGGTCGATGCGGTACTGCCCATCGGGCAGCGTCACCACATCCCCCGCCCCGATATCCAGCCGCGACAATGGCAGCGCAAAATTCGCCCGGTCCCGCGCGACCCGCGATTCCGCCAGCCAGCGCTCGGTCGTGGCCCGCCCCTCGGCCTGGGTCATCACCAGTGGGAATTCCGAGGCTGCGACGGATTGGCTTTCCTCATCGGGAAAGATCGACTCCGCCGCCCGCGCCTCGTAATCGCCCTCGGCCTCGACGAATGTCAGCCGTACGCGCCCCGCGGTTTCCGCCTCGGGCGCGCGGACATGTTCGATCCGCCCGTCCTGATCGGCCTCCAGCACCAGGGCCTCGGGGTCGATCGCACCCAGCTCGCGCCCGTCGCGATTGCGGAACACGATCTTGCCGTCCCGCTCGATCGCGTCAAAGCCAAAGGCCAGCATCAGCGGCTGCAAGGCCGCGCGCGCGCCGTCCAGATCCTCGACCGTATAGCCGCGCACCGCACCATAAAGCTGGGTGACATCCACATCCGTCACCCCGCTGCGCGCACAGATCTCGGCCACCACAGCCGCCAGCGCCTGGCTGCCCACACGCCCGTTCAGCCAATGCCCCCGGTCATAGTTCTCGCCATCCGACCACAGGCCGGTATTGGCCGGGAAATGCGGGAAAGGCCGCGTGTCCCAGGCCCAGGCATGGGCGCGCGACATATCCAGCATCGGCCCGCCGTAAACGTCCGAAACCGGGTTGCGCGCCGGGTCCTCCCAATAGTCGATCATCGCGCGCAGATACTGCGCCTGGATCAGATCGTCCCGCACGCCGCTGGAAAAATGCGGCACGCTGGATTCCGAACTTTTGGGATCCAGGAACTTGTTGGGCTGGTTGGTGCCCTTGTCGACGGCGGCACAGCCGAATTCGGTGAACCAGAACGGCTTGGATTGCGGCTGCCAGACGGTGGATGCGGGCTGCCGGACACCGCCGATCCGCTCGTGATGCGGGTTCTGCCACCAGCTGCGCAGATCCTTATAGCGATAAATCCAGTCCTCGCCATGCGCGCCGTCGGTGATGGGGGCGCGGCGCTGGCTCTCGCGCGCCTCGGGCGTGGGATAGTACCAGTCATACCCCTCGCCGCCCTCGATATTGGATTGCAGGTAATCCTGGGCATAGATCGCACCCCAATGGGCATCCGCATGATCGGCCCCATCCCGCCAGTCGGATGCGGGCATGTAATTGTCGATGCCGATGAAATCGATCTCGGGATGCGCCCAAAGCGGGTCCAGGTGGAAATAGACATCCCCCGACCCGTCCTGCGGGTGATAGCCGAAATATTCCGACCAGTCAGCGGCATAGCCGATCTTGACCCCCGGCCCCAGAATGGTGCGCACATCGACGGCCAGCTGCTTCAGCGCCTCGACCGCCGGAAACCCCGCCGCGCCGCGCAGCTGCGTCAACCCACGCATTTCCGACCCGATACAGAACGCATCCACGCCACCCGCCAGCGCACACAGATGCGCGTAATGCAGGATGAACCGGCGATAGGACCATTCATGCGGCCCGCTATACGCCACCGACACCGCGTCAAAGGACCCCGCCCACGGAATTTTCACGCCGGTTTCCGTGACCGGGCTGAAATCCGACACCGACGCCAGACCAAAGAAATCGGCCACCTCGATCTCGGCCTGCAAGCTTTGATCCGGCGATCCGGCCACGCCCGGCGCCAGCGATCCGGTGATCCGCCCCCGCCAAGGCAAGGCGGGCTGCTCGGCCGCCCCGGTATAGGGGTTGGTCAGCCCGTTGCCCGCCACCTGATCCATCAGGATGAAGGGATAGAACACGACCTCCTTGCCGGCGTCCCGCAGCGCGGCAATGGCCTCGATCACGGCGGCATCGGCGGGCGTGCCGCCATATTGCTTGACCCCGTTGACCGTCGCCACCTGATCGGCGCTGTCGCGGTCCAACCCCGACACACGCCAGGGCATCGGCGCCCCGTCCAGCAGTTTCTGCTCGACCTTGGGTTTCAACTGGCACGTCCCGCAACGCAGATCGTCGCCGAACCAGCTGGCCACCAGCAGCGTGGATTGCGCATTGGGCAATTCCTGGCCCAGCACCTCCAGCGAGGTCGCGAAATCGGTCTTGCCGCTGGGCGAATTCACATTGGCGCTCTGGTTGTGGCCCGCGCCATTGGCGTAATGCACCCGCGTCGTGGCCAGCGCATATTCGCCGCTGCCCGGGATCAGCGCCACGCCCTTGACCAGACCTTGCAGACTTTGTCCCCCCGGCACATCGGCCTGAGCAGGGCGCACCACCTCGAACGACAACTGCGGCACCCGGTTGCCGAACCGGCGCAGTTGCAGGTTCTCGATCACCACATAGGCCAGCCCGCGATAGGCCGGCACATTGCCCGCCCCCTCGATCGCCTCGATCTTGGCGTCGGGCAGCTGGTCCTGGGCGCCGGTATAGACCCGCATGGTCAGGGTGTCGGGTTCGATCTCGATCCCGTCGGCCCAGATCCGGCCGATCCGCGCGATCTCGCCCTCGCACAAGGCAATCGCCAGGCTGACCGAATAGGAAAACGTGGTGGTCTTGGTCTTGGGCGCGCTGCCCTTGCCGCCGGCGGAACTGGTCGTCGTCCTGCGCCGCTCGCGAAAGCGCGAGGCCCAGATCACCTGACCGCCGACCCGCGTCCGGCCATAGATCTGGCCAACCGTGCTGCCCTCGCTGGCGCCCACGATCCGGAACCGCTCGACCTTGCCGGTTTCAACCGCCTGCGAGCCGCCCCCCAGCAGGCTCTGATCGATCACCCGGCCCAGCGTCGCACCGACCGCGCGCCCGATCACGACGCTCGACAGGCCCAGCGCGGTCCCGCCAATGGCCGACCCCGCCGCCGCGCCCACCGCGGAAAGAACAATCGTTGCCATGTCTCAGCCCCTTTCCGGAAATTCAAACCGCGCCACGATCCGGCGCGCCCAAGGGGCGCTCAGCGGGCTTTCCAGCACCGCATGCTCGGAATAGGCATGGATAAAGCTTGCCTCGGCGCCCACGCGCCCCTGAATGCCCAGATGCTTGGCCACCGCCCCGCTGCGCATCCGGAACAGCAACACATCACCCGGCGCGGCCCGATCCAGCGGCTTGGCGCGCAGATGCCGCGCGGCGGCTTGCCACAGGGTTTCCTCGCCCTGCGGTTCGGACCAATCGTCGGTATAGGGCGGCACCAGTTCCGGCTCGGCCCCATGCACCGCGCGCCACACGCCCCGGATCAGGCCCAGACAATCGGTGCCCGCCCCGCGCACCGCCCCCTGATGGCGATAGGGCGTGCCGATCCAGCGCCGCGCCTCGGCCACCACGGCCAGTGACACCGCTCTCATCCCTGCAGGCTCCCGCCATTGTTGCGCCGTCCGCGCACCGGATAGCTGACCAGCCAATCCTCGCCGGGGATGTGCGGAAAGCCCTGAAAATTCAGAAAGTTGTTGAACTTCACCTTGCAGGTCTCCGACCGCTTGTCGCAGCCCGCGACCAGCTTGATCCGGTCCCCCGGCGCGACCTCTGCGCGCAGCGAATGCCACAGCTCGATCATCCGGGCCCCACCGCCTTCGCGGTCGTTCTTGACCAGCCCGGCCAGCCCGGCAGCAGCGCCGTCCAGAACCTCCAGCCGGCCGTTCTCGAACCAGCGCGCATCGAACCCCCCGATCTGCGCGAAGCGGAACACCCGCGCCTCCTCGACCGTTTCCACGCTCAGCTCGGTGCTATAGCCGGGCGTATCCAGATCGAACCGGCAACCGCCATCGCCCAGGATCGCCGAACAGGGCTTTTGATAGACCCGCCCCTGTGCCTGGTTCAGCGCCTCGGCCAACCCGCGCAGCTCGGCCTGAAACGCGCCGCCGCTGCGGGTGATCTCGCCGATGGTGCCCTGAAACTGCAACGCGCGCTGTTCCGGCGCGGTCCAGTTCACCAGCCAGGCCCGCACCTGCGCCCCGTCATAGCGGCCCGCCTGGATGTCCTCCTCGGTCACCGCCACGGCGCTCAGCGCGCCCAGCGCCTCGGTATTGTCCACCGACAGGCCCGTGCTCTGGCTCAGCACCTTGGCCGTCATGCCGGTATCCGCGCGATAGGTCAGCCCGTCAAAGCGCAGATCCAGATCGTGATCGGTGAACCCCATGACCCAGCCGTCCTTGCGCGTCAGGTCCCAGGCCCGGCACAGCGTCGTGACCCCCTGCAACAGATGCGCCTGCAATTCCTGTGTCACCGCCATCAGACCCGCACCTCCACCACCGGCACACGTGGCACATCGCCTGCCTTGAAGCTCGAGACCGAGGTCTGGATCAGGTCGGTGTCGAACCGCACCGGAACGTCGAACTCGTACCCGGCGCTGACCACCGCATCGATATCGGGGATATCGGTCAGGGTGACGATGCCGGTCGCCAGGTCGATCTGGTAATGGACACCGTCCTGCAATTCGTCGCCATCGACCCCGATCCGCACCGATCCCGCGACCGGCTTCTTGATCGGCCGGACGTAATGTTCCCCACCCGAGGCATAGGTCTTGATCAACTGGAACGCCCGCGCCTGACCGTCCCCGATGGCGATCAGCTGATCGTCAAAGGCCACATCGCGCGATGGCAGGCCGGATTTGTAATCCGACCAGTCCTTCCACCGGAACCCGTTCAACTGGCCCCGGCGGGCCTCGAAAAACGCGATCAGCGCCTCGACATCGTCCAGCGACCGCAGACCGACACCCGCGTCATAGCGGCGGCGCGCGTGTTCCCAGGGCGTGTTGCGTTCCTCGAACCCGTTGGCCAGCGTCACGATCTCGGTGCGGCGCTCTGGGCCGCCCACCGATCCGAAACTCAGGCTGGCCGGAAATCTGACCTCGTGAAATCCCATGGCTCCCTCCTTACCTTGTTCAGCTGTTGCGCTGGCCACGGCTCAGCAGGCGGTTCATATCCGCCGCGATCTGGCTCTGGCTGCGCTGGAACCCCCGCACATCCGGGGTCGAAATATTCATGGTCAGGTTGACCGGCTGGCGCCCGCCCTCGGCGCGCACCCCCAACCGGCCGTCGCTGCCCCGGCTCAGGGGCATGATCGCCTCTGGCCCTGCCTCACCCATCAGGCCGGTGCCGCCCCGCATCGGGAAATAGGTGGCCTGGCTGACGATCCCGCCATTGGCGAAGGGCATCACGCGGCCTTGGGTGAAACTGCCGCCCTTGGCAAAAGGCACGGCGGCCTGCACCAGCCCCTCGATCCCGCTGGCGAACAGCCCGCCCAACTGGTTCTGCACCGGCTTGATCGCGGCGTTATAGGCCGCGTCCGAAATCGACTGCGCCACCTGCCGCATCGCATCCGACAGGCGCATGCCGTCGAACACCAGCCCGTCGAACGCGCCCCGCAGCCCGCTGCCAATGGCGCGCGACAGGCTGCCCACCTGCCCGCTGGTCAGCGTCAGGCTTTCCCGCATCCGGACCAGTTCCACGTCAAAGGCCGCCGCCATGCTGCGCGTGTCGCCCAGGCTTTGCTGCAGCGCGTCGATATCGTCGGACAGCCCGTCCAGCTCCAACCGTTCCGTCATGTCTCAGACCTTTCTTGCAAATCGGGGAAAGCGCGCGCCAGCTCTTCCAACCGCGCGCGCGACAGCGGGGCGGCATCGCCCCCCGCCCCCAGCATCATCGCCAGCTCGGCCGGGGTCAGCGCCCAGAACTGCGCCGGGGTCAGCCGCAGGCCCGACAGACCCGCCCGCATCAGGGCGGGCCAGTCAAACCGCGCCATCGCCCGGCACCGTGAACGCGCGTGCCAGCAGCGTCGCGGCCACCCGCGCGGCCTCGACCGGGCCGCCGGCGATCTCGGCCCGCGCCAGATCGCCCGCGCTGCCCTGCCAGCCACCACCGCGCAGCCCCGCCAGCAACAGCGCCAGCATGTCGCGCGTGGCGTAGTGCCCGGTCTCGAACCGCTCGATCAGCGCCACCAGGCTGTCGGCCTGCAACTCGGCCTCCAGCTCGGCCAGCGCGCCCAGCGTCAGCTTCAGCACATGGCGCGTGCCATCCAGCACCAGCGCCACCTCGCCCGCATAGGGGTTCACCATCAAAGCGCCGTGAACGCCAGCGCCCCGGCCGAGGCCAGGCTCAGCTCATACGTGGCCTCGCCGTTATAGCTGCCCGCATATTCGATGCCGGTGATCTGGAACGGCCCCTCGACAATGCCGAAATCGGGGATCACCACCTGGAAATCCGGCGTTTCGCCGTCGAAAAAGATCTGCCGCGCGCGCTCGTCGGTATTGGCGTCCTTGAACACGCCCGATCCCGAAAGCCCGGCGGATTTCACGCCCGCGCCGCCCAGCAGCTCGCGCCAGCCACCGGCGCTTTCCAGGCTGGTCACATCCACCGTTTCGGCGTTGAAATTGATCCGCGTGGCGCGCAGCCCCGCGATGGTCTCGAATTGCCCGCCACCAGTCAGGTCGAGCTTGATCAGAAGGTCCTTGCCGTTTTGGGCCGTCATTTGGGTCACTCCGAAGGAAATTGTCAGGAATCGCAGACGCGGGCGCGGAAGCTCAGATCGATGCGCCGGATATCGGCATTCTCGATCCGGCGGGCCCGCGCCCGGTCAAAGTTCAGGCTGACCAGCTGGCCCCGCGTCAGGCTCAGATCGGCATCGACCAGCGCGTCCGATACCGCGCCCGCCACCGCCTTGGCCTGCTGGAACCCCGCCGCGTCGGTCACCACGCTGACGGTAAAGACATGCTCGGCCCCGCCGCCGGTCACATCCGACCGGTCGCGCGCATCCTCGGGGCCAAGGCTGACGTAAAGCGACGGCACCGCGCCCGGCGGCACCGTGTCATAGATCGCGCCATCCACCAGCGCGTCCAGCGGCGCGTCGGCCACCAGGCGCTGGAACACCGCCGCCTGCAAAGCGGCAGAAACCGCATAGCTCATGCGCTCACCTCCTCTTCGGCGAAACAGGTCAGATAGTGTCCACGCGCGTCGCGCTCGGTCACCGCCAGGATGCGAAACAGCCGGTCCCCCTCGCGGAAGCGTTGCTCGGGGCGCGGGCGCGATGCGGCCCCCGCCGGGGCGCCACGCACCACGATGCGATAGGGCACCCGGCTCAGCGTCAGCTGGTTGCCGCTGCGCTCGCGCCCCGATCCGGGCGTGACAGCCGCCCAAAGCGTGCCGACCAGCGCCCAGGTCTCGGTGAAACCGCCCGCGCCATCGGGGGTGCGCTGCGGCGCCTCAAGCTGCAACCGCCGGTTCAGGACGGGCGCGCCGCTCATGCCAGCCCCCCGCCCAGGATCCGCACCGTGCGCCAGCGTTCGACCAGCGCGCTCACGCCAAAGGGCATCGCGCGCTCGCCATGGGCGGCCTCATGGCGGTATTCGTGATAATGCGCCGCCAACAGGAACACCGCCTGCGCCAGATCGGCGGGCACGGTCGACCAATCGGCGCCGAAGCCCGCGGTAAAGCCGGCCACGGCATGACCACCCAGCGGGATCGTCGGCAGAACACCACCGCCCGCCACAAGATGCGGGCGATGCGTGTCGGGCTCCAGCCGATAGGCGCCGGGATCGATCACCGTGGCATTGCCGTCGCGATCCGTCACCGTCAGCGCCCCGATCAGGCTGACCGGCGCCACCGGCAGCGCCTGCCGGTCGCCACCGCGCCACGCGGTCAGGCGCCAGGTGAAATCGCGCTCCAGCAACACCTTGCCGGTGCGCGCCTCGACCGCCGCCATCGCCGCCCGCAGCAGCGCCTCCAGCAACGCATCCTCGGCCCCGTCATCGGCAAACCCCGTGCCCAGCCGCAAATGCTCCTTGAATTGGCTCACCGGCAGCGCCGCCGCGGGCACTGTGGTCTGCTCGATCAACATCATCTGAAAACTCCGATTATCGCCCTCCCCAAGGGAAAGTCAGGCGCGCGCCACCCGCATTGCTCGGACGGAGGGAGCAGCTAGACAACGCAAGGATGAAACCCGGCGCGCGCCCGTGGGCCGGTCCACCGGACCGACCCTTCGCAAAGCCCCTTACGAGACCGCGAATTTCAACAGCTTGATCGCGGCAAAGTCGCTGACGTCACCGCCCACGCGCTTGGTGGCATAGAACAGGACATGCGGCTTGGCGCTGAACGGATCGCGCAGCACGCGCAGGTCCGGGCGCTCGGCCACGGTGTAACCGGCGGCAAAGTCACCAAAGGCAATCGCATCCGCACCGCTGGCGATATCGGGCATGTCCTCGGCGATCAGCACCGGATAGCCCAGCAGACGCGCGGGCTCACCGGCGGCCAGACCGTCCGACCACAGGAAGCGGCCATCGGCATCCTTCATCTTGCGCACCGCACCGGCGGTTTTACTGTTCATGACAAAGGTCGCGTTGGCGCGGTACTGCGCCCCCAGCGCATAGACCAGGTCCAAGATCGCGTCCGACGGGTTCACCGCGTCGAAATCACCGTCCGTGCCGGTGGCGATGTAACCGATATTGCCCCAGGCCCAGCTGGCCTCCGCGATCTGGGCGTGGGTCAGGATACCCGTGGGCTTGTCGATCCCGTCGCCATTGACAAAGGCCGACGCCTCGGCGCGCAGGAACTTGTCCGAAATCCGCTCGGCCAGCCAGCCCTCGACATCGAATGCGCTGTCATCCAGCAGACGCTGGCTTGCCTTGGGCATCGCGCTCAGCTCGTGCAGCGGGATCGACACACGGTCGATCGACGGCGTGCCGGTCTCGACGGTGTTGCTGGCCTCGTTGGCCCAGCCCGAGCCGATATCGGTGTGGTCGATCAGCACGTCATAGGACGTGGCCTCGACCGTGACGACCTGCGCGATCGAGCGGATCGAGGCGGTCGATTTCAGCACGCTCTTGATCGCTTCCGAGGTCTGCGGATCGACCAGGAAACCGCCATCGGTGTTGACGGCGGTGCTCAGCGCCTTGCCTTCCAGCTCCAGCCCGCGCAGCGCGTCATCGTCGCCGGTGCGCAGATAGGCGGCAAACGCCTTCTGATGCGGCGCCTCGACCTCGGCTGCGGTGGAAAGGGCGGGACGCCCGGTGATAAGAGATTTGCGATCCAGCATGGTCAGTCGCTCTTCCTGTTTTTTGAGTTTCGAATGCATGTTGTCCTGAAAGCCCTTGAATTCGTTCACAAAGGCCCGCAGGGCAGCGGTCACCTCCACCGCGGGCGTGCCTGCCGCCCCGGCGCCGGTCTCGGTCTTGCTCATGTACTGATCCTGTTTCAGTTGGCTCTTGTGGCAGCGCGTCAGGTGTCGCCCGCCAGTTCACGGGCAGCGCCTGCAAAGGCCTCTGCCAACTCACGCAAAAGCAGGGCATCCCCGGCGTCATCCGCCTTGGCCCCCACCCGCGCCTCGGGCAGCATCGGAAAGGTCACAAGCGACACTTCCCAAAGCTCCAGCTCCGACAACAGGCGGCGGCCGCCCGTGTCCTTTTCGGCCCGCTTCGTGCGGTAACCGATCGACAACCCGTCAATCGCACCCGCCGCGATCAGCGCCGCCGCCTCGCGGCCCCGGGCGACGTCGCACAGGATGCGGCCCTTCACGTACAGGCCCCGGTCATCCTCGCGCACCTCGTCCCAGATCCCGATGGGCTGGGCCGGATCGTGCTGCCACAGCATCTTCACGCTGCGCCCCGCCGCCGCCAGCCGCGCCAGCGACCGGCCATAGGCCCCGGGCTGCACCACATCGCCGCCCTGGTCGGTCTTGCCGAACAGCGACGCATAGCCCTCGATCTGGGTCCCGTCGGTGACGGTCAGCACCGCCTCGGCCTGGCAGAACTTGCGCTCCAGCCCCGGCCCCGGAAATTCACTCATCCCACAATCCCTTTCATTGTGCATTGCTCAGGACCGACGCCACGCCCTGCGCCAGCACCACGGCGACCACGCCGTAAACCGCCAGCCACAGCCGCTTCTCGACCCGCTCCATCACCAGCTCGATCTTGCCCAGCCGGTATTCCAGCGCGCTCCACCGCTCCTCGGCGACGCGCTCATTGGCGTCGATCCGGGCGTTGGCCACCTCGAACGGCGCATACAGGTACCGCGACCCGCTGCGTTCAGGCTCTGCGTTCATGCGTCATCCGCCAGCTTGGGCAGCCCCAGCAGCGCGCGCTTTTCCGCATCGGTCAGGAACCCCGCCTCGCTGATGCGCCGCCACTGCGTCTCACGCTCGGCCGCCAGCGCCGGCAGCTGGTCCAGATCGGGCTTCAGCCCCACGACTTCGCCGCCATAGGCCGCCAGCCAGTCCGACAGCGCCGCCGCCACCCGCGTGGCCAGCGGCAACACCGTCAGGCGATAGAACGCCCGATGCGCCTCCTGGTAATTGGCATAGGTCGCGTCACCCGGGATCCCCAACAGCATCGGCGGCACCCCGAATGCCAGCGCGATCTCGCGCGCGGCGGCCTCCTTGGTCTTCTGGAACTCCATGTCGCTGGGCGAAAAGCCCATGGGTTTCCAATCCAGACCCCCTTCCAGCAACATCGGCCGCCCCGCATTGGCCGCCCCCTGGTGGTACGACAGCATCTCGTCCTGAAGCCGGGCATATTGCTCCTCGCTCATCGCGCCCTGCCCGTCGGCCCCGCGATAGACGATCGCCCCCGATGGCCGCGCCGCGTTGTCCAGCAACGATTTCGACCACCGGCTGGCCGCGTTATGCACATCCACCGCCGTGGCGGCGGCCTGCATCGGGCTCAGCCCGTAATGGTCGTCCTGCGGATGAAACGTCTTGATATGCAGCACCGGCGCCACCAGCCCGGTCATGTCGAACCGGTGCTTGCGCCCGCCCACACTGTACTCATAGGCCACCGGCCACCCGTCGGCGCCGGGGATCAGGCTCATCCGGTCGGCCCGCAACACATGCAGCTCCACCGGCAGACCCGCCTCACCCGGCACCGCCTCGACATACCCGTTGCCCGACAGCAGGATCTGCCCGAAAAGCGCCTCCAGCAACTCCGCCTGCCCCTGCGCCGGGTTCGGCCGCCGCATCAGATCGACCAGCGGATGAATCTCGTAACGCCGCTCGACATCCTGACAGATCAGCGGCACCGCCGCCGCCGCCTCGGCAATCATCTTGACACAGCGAAACCCCACCGGATTGCGCGCAAACCCCGCCTTGGTCAGCGACGGCACATCGCGCGGGCTCCAGGCCACGCGCCCACCCCCGTGATAGGCGATCACCGGTCCGGTCGCGCTGGCCTTGGTTTCGGGCACCGCCGCCTCTGCGCGCCGGAACATGTTGAATACCATCGTGAAAGCTCCTCAATCGCCCCATTCGACCCGGCACGCCAACAGCCCCCGCCCCGATGCCCGGAGCAGGCCCCGGCCCGCCGCATTTCCCCAAGAAACGCCCCCTTCTTCTTGGCGGAAATATCCCCGCCGGAGGCATGAAATCCGCGCAGGCTACAGCCTGCGCACCCGCGGCCGCATCCATTGCGTCGCCGGTTCGATCATCAGCGCATGCAGCGCCCAGACCAGCGCATCCACCCGGTCCGGGCTGCCGCGCCCCTCGAACCCCTGCGCCGTCATCCGGCACATCTGGTCCTCCAGCGCCGACAGCCCGCGTATGTGGCGCACCCGGCCCTGTTCATAAAGCGCCGCGATCGGCTCGGCCCGCGCCGCCTTGCCACGTGTGGCCCGCACCGCGCGATAGGGCACCAGCGGATCGACCTGCCGCAGCACGGTCTCCACCAGATCGCCGCCCTGGTTGACCTCGGCCACCAGCCGCTCGGCCCCGTGGCGGGCCATCGCCGCCAGCGCCGCCTCGGCCCACCCTTGGGGCGAGGCTCCGGCCACGCTCGCATCCTCCAGAACGAAGGCGCGCCAATCCTGCGGCGGGCCCTGCATCTGTGCGCCGACTACAACAATGCCGCATTCATCCGATGTATTGTTTCCGGTGACCGGCGGATCCACCGCCACCACCACCCGATCCAACTCGGGCACATCCGCGACCCGCGCGGCCTCCAGCCCCGCCAGCGTCCACAACGCGCCCTCGGCATCCTCCAGCAACACCCCGTCCAGCTCCTGCCGGCCTAGCCGGGTGCCCGCATAGCGGCTGCGTACCTCGTCCAGGAACGACGCCGCCAGATAAGCCCGGTTCGCCTCGGTCGGGGCATGGGTCACGACCGTCGACGGGTTGCCCAGGATCGTCTTCAGAACCGGCACGTTGCGCGGCGTCGTGGTCACGCATTGCCGCGGCGCGGGTCCCAGCCGCAGCCCGAATTGCAACATGTCCCAGGCCTCTTCGGCCTTTTTCCACTTGGCCAGCTCATCGACCCAGGCCGCATCGAATTGCGGCCCCCGCAGGCTTTCGGGCTCATGCGCCGAAAACACCTGCGCCACCGCGCCATTGGGCCAGACCAGCCGTTTGCGTGTCGCTTCCCATTTCGGGCGGCGGTCGGGTGGCGAACAGGCCATGATCCCGCTGTCGCCGAACACCATCACCTCGCGCACTTGGTCAATGGTCTCGCCCACCAGCGCCACCCGCCGCGACCGCCCCACATCCAGCGGGCGCGCGCCCTCAACCTCGGCGCGCACCCATTCGGCCCCGGCGCGGGTCTTGCCCGCGCCGCGCCCGCCCATGATCACCCAGGTCCGCCACTCCGCGCCCTCGGGCGGCAACTGATGCGGCAGCGCCCAGAACTCGAACAGGTAAGGCAACGCCAGCAGCGCGCTCTCACTCAGCCCCGCCAGGAACGCGTCCTGCTCCTCCGGCGCCGCGCAGGCAAGCCAGTCTGCGCCGGATCTCATCTCGTGCCGCGTCCAGGTCGAGCGCATAGTCAT